GCGAACTAACATTATGAGCTGCTGACATTGTTACAGTAGTTGCCCCATCGTAAGCTACTACAGTTGTAGGAGCTGTCAAACTAACTGGTATATCAGTGTCACCTATAGATTCTATTATCATGCCAACACTTATATCTGCATTAGCAGCACCAAGAGTTAAGGTGGTACTAGATCCAGATGTTGAAGCTGTTGATGTAGTATCACCACTATCATTTGCTGCGGCTTCTGTGTTAAAAAATTCAGGAGCTCCTAGTCTACCTGTTTGTAACTCAGATACTAAACCACCACTTGCATCAAATGTAGCAGCTTCTAAAGATGTTATAGCTATTATAACTCCACCTTTAGGCGCATATAAGGTTGCACTAGTGCTATCTGTTATTGCACTACCCATTTGCCCGAAGCCATATGCGATTTCTGTTGAATTTATTCCCATTTTATTATTTTTTTATTTTTGTTCTTGATTCTTTTT